CGGGCTTCCTCCACTTGCCATCCAGCCCGCGTTCCTCATACGTCAGCTCGTCGTAAAACCACTCGCCCAGCCAGTCCGGGAAATGGATATACCCCGCCCCTGGCGTTTCGCGGGTCAGGTTATTGCTTAACTGGTCTTTAAGTGTGTCGGTCTGCAGGAGATAAACAGGTATCTCCCCGCGCACTTCTGCGCGCCTGTCGGCGCGACCGCTGTTATCAGGGAATGTTTTGGTGATAGTTTTCTGGCGTTTTGTGCTATCACCCTTAATGAGATAAACACGCTTGCCGAGGCCGTCCCGGCGACACTGCCGCCAGAATTTATAGGCATTATCGGTCACGCCCTCTTCGCCACCGCTGTCCACAGCCATCGCAAGGATCGGCATTCGCCGCTCATTGTCAGCCTGTAGCCGGTAGGTTTTCTCCAGCACATCAGACACCAGCAACTGCCAGTCTTCCGGATATGCGCCAGGGTGAACAGGCTGCGTTTCGCCATGCTCGTCACAGCGCAGAGACTGCCGGATGTTATAGCGGTCAATCAGCCAGCGCTCGCCGTTCTCACCGTAGCCGATAATCTGCACGACAAAACGACGTTTTTTGCCGCCCTGTACGTCCACGGCGGCCAACAGGAATCGTACCTTCGGCGGCACCAGCCGCTTACCGTAACCCTCGGCGCGTTTCATCAGCTCTTCAGAACGCCGCTGTTCCGTGGCAGCGCGCGGCAGGTAAGGTAAACCCCAGTCAGTATTGATGACGGCTTTCAGGGTTTCTTCGCTGCCGGTTGCTTCGTATTCCTGTTCGGCGGTCAGCAACTTATAAACCAGCTGCGCCCAGGTCTGATAGGCCGCTGCCGGACCTTCCATCCAGAAGGATGCAATACGCGAGCGTCTCGCTTCACCAGTAACGTGGCCATCCCGATCCATCTGCTGGCCTTCCCGCAGCCATACGCCACGACCGTTAAGTTCACGCTTCATATCAGCAGTGATAGTGCCGCTGCAGTGCGGACACTCAATATGCGCCGCTTCGCTCGCCTTAACCGGGTCGGTTTCCTCCCGATAACCCGTCATGGCCGCCATTTCTGGCTGGAAATGCTCCCCGCAATGCGGGCAAGGCCAGTACCAGCGACGGCGATCGCCACGGTTATATAAAGAAAGAATACCTGTGGTCGGTGGCGCCTCGTGTGGTGACTTACGCCGCCATTTGGTATCACGAATATCGCGCCCGGGTGAACTCTCCACCAGCGTCATTCCGGCTGACATAAAGGTGGTGGTACGTTTTGAGGCCAGGGAGAAACCATCACCTTCCCCGTCAATATCTTCCGGAAAGCGGTCGTAGTCAGTCAGGGCCACGCATTTAAAATCCGACGACGACATGACGTTGATGGACGGCCAGCCAATTTTCAGAAAGCTGCCTGAGAGGAAAAATTTGTCGTGAACATTGTTGTCGTTCCTGCGCGGACTCAGACATTTTTTAACTTCTGGGCTGCTGCGAAAAGTACGGGCAAGTCGTTTTTTGGAGTGTTCCTGCGCCTTGTCCTGCGTCATCTGAACAACGAGCATATCTGAGGGATCGCAGATAATGTTGTAGACCACCCAGCCATCAATCAACCCGATAGTTTTACCGGTTCGGGCCGGGCCGACAAAAATAACCGCATCATATTCACGGGACGCCAGGCAGTTCATCGGCTCCAGCACATAAGGTGCTACCATCGGATCCCACGGCACAGAGTTACCTCCGGATGTGGGGACTCGCATATATTTTTCCACCGCCTCGGCGACCGGCATCCTGCGCGGCGCCTGTATCAGCTGGCCGGTGTCCTGTTTCAGCGAGAGGGCAGTAGCCAGTACCGACATTATTCTTCCTCCGGGGTTTCCTCCTCTGTCTTTTCATCGCTCATTACCCGTCGGGCAATATCATCACGCAGGTCGTCAATAATCTCCTGGACCCGGGTGACAGCCTCCGGCGACAGCGCGCAGTCTCGTTCCAGAATATCCGGCAGCGTTTCCAGCACCTGAACCATTGCCTTCGCCAGATCGGCAAATTCACGTGCAACATCAGAGGCGGGAATTAACTCCCCTACCTCCTGCTCGAACTTGAGCCGCTCACGTTCTGACTGATACCAGGCTTTGCGATCCTGAGGGTCCATTTCGCCTTCGGCTACCGGCGCCGGCATTTTCATTAGCTCGGAAAGAATGTCAGTCAGGCCATACAGCTTCAGGTTGCTGTCATTCCCACCTGCCGGGCGAACATTCTTTAATCTGGAAGAAACGGTCTGACGATGTACGCCCGAGAGCGCTGCCAGCTGACTGACATTCAGCTGAAGCTGCTTTAATTCGCGATCCATAGCGGGTCCAGTGATGAATGAAAAACAAGCAGAATCGACACCGGAGAAATTTTTATCTCCGATTTTCAATGAATTGAAGTGGTGGTGATGGTCGATAAAAATGCAAAAATCTGTCTTTTTCCGCGTGTCACCGCCCCCTCGGTGTTTCAAATCACCAGGAGTACCTTTTGGAATTGAGAATGGTTATCAACTATCGCTTTGATGCCAACAGAGCAGCCCCTTTACTGATTGCCGCAGCAAGGGATTCAGCCAAGGCCTCTGTTGGAATGCCCGGCAATCGCGCAGCCCAGAACGCTCTGGTTCTTACCCAGTCCATTTCTCCGGTAAGTTGTGATGTAATAGCACCCTGTAGTTCTTTGATCAGGGCTGCTTTCTCTTCTTCTTTTTCGTACAGGGAGTAATTCATAATCATGTCCAATATTGATAAGTTTGACGAAATTGCAGGTCAGGTATTTGCTGATTTGTACAATTCATTTCCTCTTACAAAGCCGTTAGGTTTAGTGACCTATATCGAAGGAGATTCCGCGCTTGATCCCGATGGATTTACTGGAGCTGAGCTGACTGCAGATGCTGAATTTGCTAAAGCAACTATCACGTGGCTTATCAATGCGGGCTTTCTTTCCTCCGGTGGTTTTCATGGTGAATATTTTATGGACGTCATTCTTACGCCTAAGGGTCTTGAGTGTCTTAAGCTCATGCCAGATAGCCTGACATCAACTGCCGGAAATCAGTTAACAGAAGCAGTTAAAACTGGAAGTAAAGACACCCTAAAAATGATTACCAATCATGTTCTGGCGCTTGGCGTTAAAATGATGGCGAGCAAATATGGGCTCACAAATTAGACAGTTACGTTGAAAACCTTCTATTGTCGCGCCTGCGCTCTATTGCTTATGAAGCCGATGCAGACACAAAGGAAGCTATTCAGATTTTGATAGATTGTTTCGATTAAAAGAGAAAAAACAGAACATTTAACGTTAAAGCAGGCATTCAATGAGTGCCTATTTTAATACCATTAGTGACGGCAATAAAAAACCGCCCGAAGGCGGTTTAAGTCGCTATTTTATTTTACAGACGGAGTCGAAATACTTTTTAATAGCCCTCACGCCTCTGATAGCCAGCCCTCCCCAAGGAGCTGGAAGTAAATCCCCATTATCAATAATTGCCTGTAGGGTTGGCTGGTAATACTTCGAATAATTATCACAGTTAAAAACTTTACCAAGGTCTACGCCTTCAACGTCAAACGGAGCATCGGTTTCCAAAAACTCGTCAAGAGCCTTCACCTGCTCACCATCGGTATAATCTTCACTCATAAAGCCTCCAAATCATGTTAGGGCTTTATGATTATTGCAATGCGCGAATTGAAGACACTGATATTAAAGTTTGCAGTTACGTTTAACTCTCACACCTGCAGGTGAGCTTTGTAATGACTCAGCAGTCGTCATCCGGTTTAGCCACTGCCCGGCACGCGGACATGCAAGCTTTCTGCATTTCAGTTTTAGCCATCGCTACCCTTTACTGTGCTACCGTCCTGTGGTTTTGCCTCATTGATGGGATTAGCCATTATTCCCCCTTAATCACTGCGTCTTCTGGCAGTTCTTCTGCCACGTCTGGTTGTGCGCCAGTACAGCGCGCTTCGTCTGCATGTCCATTACGTCAATGTCATGGTCGGACAGGTAAATAGGCTGTACCCAGTCGCAGGCCGTATCAATTACCGCCGGAGGGCTTGCGCCACGATTCACGCAGCTCGCGAGAAACATCATCGTCATGAAGATTATTAACGGTCTGCTGTACATCAGCTGCTCCCTTCGTTGCTTCTACCCGTCGTTCGGCAGCGGCGTTTACCGCGGCAGCGTTCTCTTCAGTTCGCTGCTTTTCAGCGGCCGCTTCAGCTTTACTGGTGCCTTTTGAGTGACCAAAGCCGAATGCCCCGGCGATGGCGGCAATAATCAGGCCGATGGCACCGAGGATCATTTCCAGGCTCATAGGCTCACCCTTTCTTTCATCCAGCCATATACGAACGACTCGTTAGCCGGGCGCTGCTCTGCCAGCTCAAGATAGCGTTGACCCTGGCTGCAATTCAGCGATTTCAGCAGGACCTGTTCGCCTTCACCGCCCCGTATAGTCAGGAAGGATTTCAGTGCGCTGATGGTGCGCGGCCCTATTTGCCCGTCGGCGCTCAGGTCCGGGTATAGCTTGCCCTGCTGGTTGAACACATTGAGCCAGCGCTGGAACCATTTCGTCTGCACCGATGGCCCCATGTTCACCCCTGTATCGCATAGCTCAGCGGCAATAACCGGGGAAATTTGCGATACCTGGTCAAAGCGTGGGCCGGTCCAGTAGTCAGCGGTCAGGATTTCCAGCGCGGTTTCCCGCGGCAGGTCTTTCATACTGCCGGTATAACCATGTGCCCGGGCGACTGACTGCGTTACTCCCCAGCGCGTCGGCCCGCCCTTATCATCAGGGTGATCGACATAGCCGCCCTCTTTACCCAGGATGGATTCGAATATCTGGTCTTTAGTCATTGCGGTGTACTCACTGCGATTTTTGCCACGTTGCCGCGTGCCCGCCAGACAATGACGCAGACGAACACATTCATAATCAGCTCCCCATAATCCAGCTGCACGTAATTGCCATGCCAGATGCTGAAGGCTACCCACGCCGAGCCGAGAATCAACCCGTAGGCCAGCCAGGCCATGCCGGGACGATGACGTCCGTCGCGCTTACGGAAGAAAAGCAGCCGGATACTAATCAGGATGCACGCTATCGCGTTGACGTTAATCAGGAGCGTTTGCCATGTCATTTTTCCTCCTTCAGCCCGGGCAGACTGCCGGTGCGCGACCGGGAGAGGACACGCAACAGAATGGTGACGGAAATTGTGGAGGCCGCCAGCGCGCCGATGGCCGGGGTGACTTTAATCTGTACCGGCGGGCTGAGATGGCTTAATCCTGCGTTGATAATGGCTGCGATAATCTCTGATGCCGTACCAGCACAGTACACACCGCCAACAAACGAAATCAGCGCAAAAACTACCTGCTTCCATAATTTATGGTCCTCGGCGTTAAGCACATAAAGCGCGGCACCGGCCAGCGCGCAAATCATCACCGCCGGGGTGGCTTCGGGAAACATTGAAGCAAACGTGATACCTGCGGATCCTGCGGCTACCCCACCAGCGATTGCCGTTGTTAATGGTTCGGACATTAAGCCCCCTCTTTGCTGTGCATCCTCTCAAATGAGTGGAATAAAAAAGACCATCAACTGATGGTCTTTTACATTTCTTTTCGCGAAGATATTTTTATATATCCGTATCAGTTAGCCTTAATATATCCACCAGCCAACTCATCATCATAGCAACGTTGAATGGTAAACCTGGTTTGTGTATTAAGGGCTTCAAGCAAAAGATTGTACATCCCCACACCACTATTATCATCCAGCGTTGCTTTTACAGAGATGAAATCTGTTTGCGCATTGTCTATTTCCATAGTAAAAGAAATATAATTGGATGTGCTATTATCTACACCGACAGCCACAACATCAACATAACCAGTTTTACCTAGATACTTATTGCAATTATAGGAATTCGCAAACGCATTCAATGAAAACAGAAAACATGATGCAGCCAAAATAAATTTCGTTTTTTTCATAAAATTAACCTCGTAGTTCCAGTGCATAAACATCATCTCCGTAATAACACATACGAACTTCAGTCTTAGTTACAAGAGACACCAGTGCGACACTTGTCAGTTGCTTATATGCACGTTCTGTCGAACTTCGTTGATAAAGTAATCCACCAAAATAATTACCATCTCCATCTTTTAATCTGATGTATACTCCATAAGTAGATGAATATGTCTGCGCCGGAGTGTATAAATCAACCACACCGGTAACATCATCATAACCGTTACATATATCCCCATCCTGAAAACCAGGATATGCCGCAAAAGATGACATACTACACAGCGCTGCAAGAGATAATACGGTACTCTTCAATATATTTTTCATAAGCTCCTCGCTTAACATTAATAAAACAATAAATCTAACAGCTTCATTATTAAAAACCTGGAATTGATTTTATAAAAATAATCTTCCCCGAAATTTTGCGAATTTTCATCAGGCACACATTGCTCAGTAACATCGCGACGAGAACCGCTACAGTGTGCAAAACTACGCCACGGCTCCATTGTCCATGCTATATGTTCAGGCGGGAAACCTGCCAGTTGAGGTTGCGCTTCCCCGGCATGGGACTGTGAATACAAACTCGCATTATAATCTCTGTTCCGTTCATAGGGCTGTAGTTCACTACTGATAACTCTTTGCCAGCCTATTACCTGATTCCATCTGATCATACCTAATGATGCATATTCTAATTCATCTTGATGCGGGGAATAAATCCGCAGGGTTCCATTAACGTCAATAAAATTCCCTGTGGGTTGTATATAATATACATAGCCTTCCCCGCGAAAGTGATCGCTGACCCACATACGCGCACGACTTAATAATGTTGTTGTAGATACATACCCCGAATCAATCCTTGCCAGACCTGTTGCAGCACCATTAGTGTGATTAAAGAGAGAGATATTAGGCGGTGGTTGGTTGGGCCTGGTACCATCAGCCGCCCGGGGTAAAAACCCTCCGGTTTGCTTAACAACTGTCGGTGATTCAATTACCGCCCGATAAACAATCGCTGGTGGATCAGCTAAAGCTGAAAAAGAGATACAACACAGTACTAATGCAAATATTTTCATTTGTCTCCTGCCCCTGGTTTATTAATTAACAGCATCAGATAATTAGCTGCATATGTAGCATTTTTCTATTCCAGTCTGTACTGCCTAATGTTAATTTAAAACGTATACATTCATCCAACGAGGGTATCCATCATCGCCATAATCCTTTCACCTACATAACATCATTTTCTGTCATGGGTAATAAAAATTATAAAAACCTCAAGCTCAATACTCTGGAAATAGCATAGAGAAATGAGGAAATAAAGAAGCCCACCGGAGTGAGCCAGGGTGAATACTTATTGATTATTCAATGATGTCATACCAATCCAGACAATAACGGGTAAGGGTATTTACTTTCTTTAGTTTTTCAATTACGCCGGAGAATGCATCCCGGTCACCATTAAGTTCATCGGAAAAATAATTAATTTGAATGATCTGACTATAATCACTATGAGTGTAACGTGATGGCAACCCTAAATCGAACACATCACCATCCACAGTAAATTTAATTGCCCTGTCCACGACGGAATTACGGATGGCTCCTTCTGGATCTTCCGATAGTGTGAATAAAATACCTATCGTTCCTCTTATGGCCCCTTCACTATAATAAAACATGGGTACTGGTGCAATATCTTTAGCCAAGGGGATATTATCTTCAATAATAGTTAGCTCACCGTGATTAGAAGACGGGGTGTAGTTGTAACCCCAAACTTGCGATTTTGGAGGACCACTATAATTTCGATATCCACTTTTAATATCCAACACGAGCCTATGTTGTGAGTCATCAGCTACTGCTGCCCAGTCCATCGCTTCCATGTCAACCTGTGACGGTGTCCAGGGAACATAATTGCCATCAGTGTTACAGATTTCAATATTAGGCAAATAATTGAAAGCCGTATCTACCGGCACTCCTGCTTTAGCCCGAAAATCATCTTTTTCCACAACCAGGCCAACCAGACCAGGATTACGCAGAAGAAACATATTTTGACCGCACCAGCCAGTTCGGGTGGCTCGCTTTCCTTCTTTGATTTGCTGAATTGCCCACTCAAAAGAACCTTTGATTACATCAGACATAATAACCTCGTCAAATAAAAGTGTATTGTTTTTGTTAAAGACACATTGGTTTAGAAAAATATCGTTAAAACTCAGATGAGAAAATAAAAAAGACTCTGCGATTTAATGCACCGGGCGTGGCGCGGAGAATGGCGGGAATAAAAAGGCCCGCCGAAGCGAGCCTGTAATTAAAAATTAGTGTTTTTTAGTTTGCGACGAGTTCGAGCCGCTTGCCCAGCGCAGAGAGCGCTTTCTGAACCGTATCAATCTTCGTTGCATGCTGAAGGTTGAGCAGCCGGGTAATCTCCTGCTTATTTACCCCCATACGGGAAGCCAGCTCAACCTGAGTTAAGCCGGAATCGATAAAGGCATTAAGCATAAGTGCTTTGGCCGCTACGCTGGCTGGAACCTCGACAAAATCAGCAAGAATTTCTCCAGGCGCCGGGATTGACCGGTTATCTTCGAAGTAAAACTCAAAAGACGTAACCAGCGCATCGAGCGCCATTTCCAGCGCCTCTTCCCGCGTATCACCCTGAGTCAACGCTTCCGGTATATCCGGGAAGGAAACTACATAGCCGCCGCTGTCAGGCTCTAAAGTTACTGGGTATCGCATATCGTTATGATGAATCTCCGCGAGTACCAGCCCCGAAGGGCTGGTTTTGTTAATTAAGGCCTAACTGTTTAAGTATCGCCTTTCTCAGTGGTTCTTTTATCTCTGAGCCGGGATGCCGTGGCATTACACTTCGCTTCCCGTTATATCTCAGTTTCAGATGGTTAGTACCGTTTGAAACTTCGACCCCCTGAGATTCAAGCCACCGCCTGAACTCGCTTTGCTTCACCACTTCTCCATTCTGTTGAACATGGCATTATAGTAATCATTTATGTTTACCGAGTCAACATTTTTGTTTACCGAATGCGTTAGGTTTCCAGAATCACCACATTAAAAAGCCGCCCGTTTCACAACACGAATGCTCCACCGCACGGCTTGTCCGTCAGACAGCTTATTAATGCGCAGACGTAAAAAAACCCGCACAAAGCGGGTTAATTACAATTTTGACAACATATCAAATTAGCCTTAAATATGGCTGATTTTCACAACTTTTGCAAGACAATTGCAGAAAATATGGGTTTATTAAAGGCGCGATAGTCGGTAACTACCGCGCCTTACTTACGTTTCAGCCTGTTAGTTTAACTGGCCGATCAACCGCAAAATTGCGGTGATGATTTCGATGACCAATTTAATGATGGTCAATACTTCAATCATCCGTGTTTCCTTAGCTAAGGAACGCAGCCGACCCAAGCAGCTCTTGAATTTCCCCGACTCAGGTCAGTTGATTGTCATATCAAGAGCGCCGCATTCCGGGCCTGAGCTTTGACGGCACCACCCGTTTCAACGGGGAAAAACTTTCGGCAAAAACCCTGCATGCAACAATGATTTGACGGCCGGAGTTTACGTGCGGCAATTAGAAAAGGCTAACTTTTTCTTGAGAAAAAAAACGGGTTAAGCTAACTTAACACTCGTCATATTGAGAGCGCCGCAGGCTTCAGATTGTGGTAGCACGAAAACAAAAAGCCCCGGACTACCAATCTGGGGCTTTTTGCATCTTATTTATAATTCCATCAGCTTGCCGGCCAACTCTTCGCGGGGCATGACCAGCCATCCTTTAGCTTTGAGTAAAGCCAGCGCTTCATCCACTGTCATCAACTGCCCTGCTCTGTAATGTTTGACAAAGGCAACCTTACCGCCTCGTATTGCCTGGTGAATGTCGATATTCATCAAATCAAGCGCAGGAACAATTCCGTGACCTTGTTGCTGGTTGAAATAACAATCTTCCAGGCGCTCGAACACTTCCCATGCCTGATCCGTTTCGAGCATCTTCGCGTGGCGGGCAGCGCCACGTTCTGTCCAGAGGATTAGGGCGCGAGTTTTAGTTGAGATTGGATTTTGTGACTCGCTCAAAGCTAGTCGCAAATTTTTTAGTTCATCCCCAGTCGCTTTGAAAAAATGCTTTCCTTCAATAAAGCGATCTAGATTTCGTTTATGGTTTTGCTGGATGCGAATCGCCTGCGTGCCATACAGCTGCGCCAGCAATTCAGTAGTGATGACCGGAATCTGATTGTGAGTGATCGGGGAAATTGTTTCTGCGGAGATTTGATTGTTCATAAAATGATTACCTTTTTAATGGTTAATCACCACCGTCAGGTTCCAATCTTAGGGTGGTGAGACGTACAGGGTTGGAACTACCGGGGTAATCATCCGGCCCGACCAAAGTCGGCCCTGCACGCCCCACCATAATGCGAAGGTGTGGCTATGCGCGCGACAATAAAAAACACGCTCGCGGCGTGTATATCGCGATTACCGTTCCGGGGTTCCAATCCCGACAGCCGATTTTGCAGCTGCGGGAGGACTATAGCCCCGGAAAGTTATGACTGTCAATCAACCTCTTCGGGCACTGTGTTGCGATAGTGCTTAAGCACGCCAACCAGCGCAGACTGATCCATTTCGCTGAACGCAGTCTTTAGCGCCGCCCAGTGTGGGGCATAGGTCTTTGACCAGTTCTGTTGGGTTGCTCCAATTAGCCGCCCTAGAGCTGCACCCGCGTATTCTTTATAGGTATCATTGCTATGCGAAGCAGCAACATCCTGAGCGGCCAGCCAAACAAGGGAGATCAGCCGCTTTTGCGTTTTCTTCAGCAAGCCCGCCGGAAGATGCTGCCGGTGACCGTTCCAGATAATTTCACAAATTAACGTCTGATAGCGGAACGTCAGATCGAACCCGTAGCAGTAACGCAGCCATGCCTGCTGATGTTCAGGCAGCATGTTCACGGCACGCCGCCATGGTGCAGCAGCAAATTCATAATCGTTTATCGGCGGTAACGGCCTGCGGCGGCTTCTTGTTTCCATAACATACAGGGCAGAGTTTTGCGCTTTAACGGAGCGAGTACCGCCCCGCCCGTCGTCCAGTTCGATCATGTGAACCTGTTTACGAGGACAGTGGTCTTTGTCTACCGGCGGGTTCTCACTGAACGCCTGCAACTGCCCTTTTGTTTTACCTGAGGTATCCAGCAATACGCGGGTGAGTTCAATGCGCACGTACTCGAGAAGTTGAGGGTTCATGGTAAATCGCTCCCCATCTCTTTTAGCACCTGCTCTAACAACTCCTCTTCGCCACCGTAAATTTTTTCCCACATCTTCTGTCCAGCGTGAATGGCAACGCCATAACCACCGTTACGATGATGGGCTGGGCAGAGAGGGATAGCCCGCTGGTGGCTGGAGCGCTGCCCAGCACCACAACCAGTGCGCAAGTGATGAATTTCGGCAGGAGACGAACCAAAACCAAGGTTGCGGCAAACAACGCAACCACGTTCCGCTACTTTTTGAAGATGTTCGCGATCAACCTTTTTCATGCTGCCAACTCCAGCAGCTGCATGGCTACGTTTTCGGCTTCTTGCTGCGACGGGAATGTTCGGAAGAGGATTGTGTTCCAGAGGACGTTGAATACAGCTTTATAGACTTCGTGGAATTCCTGCTCGCTCATATTTGCAAAGCTGATAGAACGGGCTTCTCGGCGTTTCGTGTTATCCGGCAGCACAAATTCATCGTAAAAACCGGCTTCGATAGTTGCCCACTTACGGAAAGCCTCGAACGATTTAACGATAGCGTGACCGTTTGCCCGACGCTGCGCTACGCGATTTGTGAAAGCCTGCTCTGTTTCCAGTAGGGTTTCGTCGTTACCGACGATAGAAATCAAATAACGGATATAGCCGTTTAAATACTGTTTCTCCGCCGGGGTAACCGTGCCGCCCGTCGGTGTCCAGTACTCAAAGCCAAGATTGAGGAGCGCAAAGAAGCGCTTTAGATAGAGATAGTTTCTGGCCTGCGTAACGTTACAGTTGAGCCAGACGCCTATTTTAATACGTTGCAAAAATTCGCTGGCCTCGGCATTTGCCGGGGTCAGTGTCATGTGCGCAGTTTTGATCAGATGAATCTGTGCCATCGGTTTTCTCCGGTGACACAGTGATACCTCAGAAGGTTGTTCAGACCTGTCTATAGATTATAGCGGATTGTCTACTTCATCAACAATTGATAATCCTGCCATTTTTCGCACTTCGGTTAGTTGAGTCAGGCTCGTCACAAACTCATCAGCGCGCAACACAAAACCGTAAATAACATCGCCGTATTCGTTTCTGTAGAGCACCACAGGTCTTGTGCTGCTGTTCAGGCCACGAATTAAGTGGTCAGGTATGATCATCACTTTCTCCAGCATGTCACGGGATCCGTTACTTTCCGTCGCGCGTCCCGATAGTTAAGCCAATATTCCCCTAACTAATTTGAGTTAGGGGGCACTCGGGCACTGTATATAATCACAGTTATATTCTCCAGCCGAGATTTTATTTTTTTTGCCCATATCGATATAATTCAATCGGTTGATTGTTTTATGGGCAAAAAATGCATGTTTGAATTTTAGTAAATCTAAACTTTTCCGATAATTGGTAAGGTTATAGGGCAAGGTAAATATGTGAAGTCAAAAATCAGCGCATACGCACATTACAGCACAACGCAGATAAAGCCCTTTTGGCGTATTTTTCATTTAACAATCCCGGCGGCTTTTCTGCGAAGATATTCTTCATGCATCACCTGCGCAGGGGTTGGCCCTGCGGGTGCCGTTGGGGCTGCAATCTGCCGACGAATCGGGGGGATCGAATATCCCGCTACGATGCGTTTCTCCCAGCTGGTAAGCTTTTTCGCTGCGAGCTTGTCCATCTCGGGTTGGGTCAACCTCCGCTCTACCCCCTCACGACGCATTTCAACGCAGATGTGATACAGCACTGGGTGTTTCCATGGGAATTGCTCTGACGAGTTGTAGCGCCAGCCTTCGCTTTTCCAGCGCTGGTACTCCGCCGTCACGTCGGCAACCGTCAGCCCAATTTTTCCCCCGCCAGCTTCGGCAACCAGCGCAACGAACTCTGCAAAATCCGGTGGCCAGGTACTGCCGGCAACGCAGCGCTCAATGCAGGCATTGCAGACCCGCGTAAGCTGGTCACTGGTCATTGTCCCAATCTGCTGCTCCCAGATTGCCGAGGGTCGATTGCCATTCTTCGCAATCCAGCGGTTGCTGTAGATTTTGGTCATGAGGTCCCACAGGCGCCATGCCGGAGAATCGACCTGACTGCTCTCGTAACCATTGCTCACGCCCTGCATCGAGCTGCTGCTCTGCAATGGACTTGCCGTTTCCTGGTATGTTCTGCGCATAACCGCCTCCACCTGGGTTTACTTCCCACGGATTATCAAACTCATGACCTGGCCCCAGAAAAGTCTGAGCAAGTCTCACAAACCTCGTCCCCAACGTCCCCTCAGCAGCACAGAAAACGTGATACCTCCTGACTGCTGCCAGCATGGTTTCGTGCTGAATCCCCTCCCGCCGTCGGGCTTGCCAGGCTTTCAGCGCATTGGACTTTCCTGCACTTCCCGAACGCTTCGGATACTCCCGCCAGAGAGTTTCAAACTCAGCAGGATATTTTTTATCCTCTGGCGGCGGAGTCTGATTCGGTGGTTTTCCCGAATCGGACATATGTTTTTTAGGTTTTAAGATCTGTTTACTGTTTACTGCTTTCTGGATAGGTGATGGCAAAGGCGTAGGCTTATCCGTAGGCAAAGGCAAAGGCAAAGCCTCATCGAATGCCTTACCCATAGTCTCCGAAGTCCCATAACATGCGGCTCTCAGCGATTCCCATGCCTCCCACTTAATGGGGCTTTCAGGCAAGTAACCGAACGCTTTAGCCCACGATTTAATAACGTTTTTCGATGCTGGCGGGTTATGTTTTGCGGCGTTCGGAAGCCAAAAAACTCTGGCTTGAAGGTCGGCTTTAACAAGACCTAGGGTTATGGCTTCGCCTAAGGCTAAGTCGAAGGCTTCAACATCCCAATTTAACTCCTCAGCAAGCGCAGCCCTCCCCGCCTTGAATAAGCCGGGGATAATTCCAGTAAATGGCCCCGTCAGCAGATAAATAAACAGGCTTTGCCCACTTGGCGGCAATGGGGATAGCGCCCGAAACTTTGGGTCATCCCACATAGTTATCTTTACCTTGCGATAAGGCTCATTGTTTGCCTTTGTCTTAGGCATAGGATTTGCCATATACTTCACCTTGTCTCTTGGCTAAGACCATGCCAAGAATTCTCATAAAACATATTTTCATCAGGGAGTTACCACATGGGAACATTTGCATTCACCGTGCCTCAACGTAATGAAATCAGCATCGAAATTGATGATGAGGGCTTTGCCGAAATATCCCAGAGCGACGGAACTTTTGATCCCGATAACTACAACACCATTCGTGTGCATAAGACCGACCTGGAGTTTTTAATTCTCGGTTTACAGGAAGCTGCGAAATCCTGATCGCAGTTACGCATAACGTCCCCGGTATACTTCCCGCGCATCGGCACGACAAAGAGGTTCGATCACCGACTTCATCGCCATAAACGCAGATATAGCTTCATTAATTTCTTTCAACGCAACATTCGGTGACGCCCTTAGATGCATCGCGTTAACTGCCTCAATGCCCTCTTTAGCTGCAATCGCTGCCAGCAATACCGGATCGCCTGGTGATTCAATCCGGGCGCGTCGCTCAACAGGAAGGGCAGCCAGCACAGCCGATTTAAGGCCTTCAGCCTGTGATGCATATCTCGGCCCATCGAAACCACGGAAAATACGCTTAACGCGCTGCGTAGCGTTGGTTAGTCCCTTTTCCGTGTCAGTAACTGGCAGAATGGCGCCACCGCCGGCAGCGTGGTACTGCAGTGCAACAGCAAGCCCGACAGTTTTCCAGCCTTCCACCAGCGCCCACGTTTCCAGCTCAGCAGCGACAACTTCAATCGGAGGACTGATTTTCATGATTCAGTTCCTCTTCTGCTCCTCGACTATCCTGAGCAGCGTACAAATCGGCTTCATACTGCAAAGCGCCATTTGTCAGGACTGCCAGTTCCATTGCTCGCAGTTTGGGAATAACTTTTCCCCACCTGGTAACTGATGGACGGCTAACATTTGCCGCCGCCGCTAGCTTGCTCTTACTACCAAAGAATTTAATTGCGTCTTCTTTGTACACTTTACGAACTCCACTTGTTAGCCATAACTAACACTATAGAAGTTAACACAAACAGAGTAAAGAAGAATTAGCATTAGCTAACTATGAAAAATTTAAGCATTGGCGAACGTATCCGGAACCGCCGGAAAGAAATGAAATTCACTCAGCGCTCATTGGCAAAAGCGTTGAAAATATCCCATGTATCTGTTTCTCAATGGGAGCGCGACGACAGTGAACCGACAGGCAAAAATCTATTCGCCTTAACGAAGGTTCTCCAGTGCACTCCTACATGGATTCTTTTCGGAGATGAAAATCAGTCTCCTCAAGAACCAACGGAGCTCCAGCCTGAGCTCGATGAAAAGCAACGTGAGTTGATTGAACTGTTCATCGCTATAACAGATACAGAGCAAGATGAACTGCTCAATGAACTACGTGCTCGTGTAGAAAATAATAAAATTCGCTTAGAAGAACTCCTCAAAGCCCGCCAACGCGCAAGTAAAAAATAATCTCTTAGCTAACAATGCGTTAGCTTTTTTTTACGCCTCAATCGTTAGTTATGATTAACATTGTCTTGATCTAATCGTTAGCTTTGGCTAACTTAGTCACATCGAAACCACACAGTGATTTCTCAGGAAATGTTCCGTTAGCCGCGATAAGGCCACGATGGGAGTTAGCAAGATGGAAAGAAAATTCAAAATTTACCAGCGCCGCGATGGATTCCAGATCGCGGAAGAATCAACCGGAATTCGCCTCGAAAATGGCATGGAGTTTCTGGTACGCCCGAACAAATCAGCCTTCTGGTGTTTGGCGGCATTTAACATTGTTATCGATGATGATTATGCGCTGGTAGGTGAAGAGGTAATTGATTGTTCTCGCCGACCTGCACAGGTTATCTGTTTTGTTGATGGTGTGATGTTAGCTATCGATCAGTCGCGCATCGACGTAGAGGACATGATTGAACAGTGTGATGATGCAATCAGCGATCGCAACATCCCAGCGGCCCTCGCCTGGAAGGTTGACATTGATGCAGCAATCGAACACTGCCATGCCGAAGCGTTGGAAATGGACTCTGAATACCAGCAAGCGATCGCGACAATAGCCGAGAACCTGACCCTGCCTGTTTGGGATAGGTGTAGTGGTACGGTAAAAACGGAAATAGTAAAGCATCACCACGCAGAAGCACTGGAAATGAATAAAAAATGTAGTGAACTCTATTACCGATACTGGCGCTGGTGGAATGTAATGGATGAGTATTGCCGGGCAGATGATTTTGCATGCGCCCATAAAACCGCACTCAAAATGGACGCTGAAATTAATGGAAAGGCCGCATAATGTATGGCACTAAGGAAGTTATACGCGCCTGTGTTAAGCCGGGAATGCTGGTAAGGCATGAAGGAAAAACTTATCAGGCATCAGCGAATAAAAACGGAAAACTGTATTTATTCAACCTGACAGAATCAAAACGTGTCACCGATGTATTCATCGAGGTATGCCTTAATTCCCGCGGTGAACCTTTAATTAACTAAGCAGCAAAAGAGAAACAACTTTACGCATGCCTTAACTGGCAGGGCTTTTATCAAATAAAATTCAGGAAAAACATTATGCACCGTTCACTCGCATGCATTAACTATTCCGCCCCGGAGACGGGGCATGTATCAGCATGAGCATTATAAAGTGCTCAGCCTGATAAATTGAGGAGTTTCAAAGTGGATATAACACTAGCATTTAACAAAATGTCACTAACAAATGGTGATGAAATCAAATTGAGTATAGCGCCCAGCGCAATGCAAAAAATGATTATGGAATTAATCGCAACGGGTTATCTCACAACCGAAGAACTTGCAGTTTATGTTATCGGTCAGTTGAAACTCTGCGATGCGGAAAATCTTTCACACGTCTTACCTCAAAACGTGATGAATAAATTAAATGAAACTTACCAGGCGGCAATTAATGGAGGCAATAATGTCTAACCCTTTATTTATACTCTACTGCATCCCCAGCGAAACTTTAGTTGAAGAGTGTGGTGCTAAAAAAACAACAACGTCTTTTTACGCTGCAAATGTTCGCCAGGCGCGCGCAATGGGCACCATGCGCTTTATGGAAGAATACCCTGAGGCCAACGATGAAGAGTTTGAATTCTTCGTTTACGAAGACCAGCCTACTCTTCCTCGTAGCGCGCCGGATACATGGGATGAAAATTTACTGGACGCCTACGAATGGGATAGAGAGAACAATCGCCCAGGTGGTTCGGCTAAAGAGAAAACACCGACAAAAGTCGATTTCGCAAAGCTGTCTGAAACCATGCGGATCTGCGTGCTTGTTAAATATGGAACCGCAGAAATTACAAGCAACGCTCTCCCGGCAGCTCTGGAGCTGACGCAAGACGATGCTGGCACATTTGAGGGACATATCGTTGAAGCGATTTCAAAAATGCCAGCAGTCGCATCAATGTACCCTGAGCGAATTATTGATGTTATCGATCATGTTCGTGATAACTGCCCGTCCACAAAAAAATGGCCTGAAATAAAAGCTGTAATCGCGGGCTGGATTAAACAGCACGAAAAAGATCGCAAAGAGAACAATCTCGAATCCACTTCACCGGACGTAAAACCCGGCAGCGGTGACCCCGACCGTTTCGATTTGGTTTTGGCCCTGCTGGTAATGGGCAAGGATCCGGCAAAAGCCGGAGCAGGCGATGTTAAGAACGCAAAGCACATCAAAGAAACACGCGACCCTGCATGGCGCGGCTGGCGCACAACCCTTATCGGTATTCCGGGGATTTACAGCTTCCCTGAAAAACTGCTCTACGAATTAACTCTCGATGGCATGAAAAATCTTAGCCTAATTGAAAACAGTGAAGGCCGCCTGGCTTATGTACGCGAACACTTCGCCGGCCACCCTCTCCTCCCTGATTACATTGTCGAGACTGCAGAAGATGAAACCGAACAGAACACGGCGGGGAGCCTGGAAGATAAACCACTTGTAGCCGAGCGCACTGGACCATTTTACTGGCGTTCTGCCAATGGCGACAAAATTGGCCGGGCCAATAAGCTACGCACCCTCGAATCCTTAATTTCCGACAATGGTTACATCGAGATAACCCAGGAAGAGCATCAGGCCCGAAAACACGGCACATGGAAAGATGATAGCTCTACGCAGGAGCAGGCTGCACAACCGGAAATTAAAAGCCTCGGCGGCGCTCGTTTCAGCATTGATGGCCTGATGGGTGAGCAGCCGCAGGCCGAAGCACATAGCGCATCAAATGAAGTTGAAAAAACGGAAGATGCTGCCCAATCAGATAATTTCCAGCAGCGTGCTGAGCAGGTTGAAAAGGACATTGCAGGTCAACCACAGGATGTTCAGGACAATTTAGCCCTGTGGAAAAAAGTCCATAAAACCGATGAGAAATTTACCAAAGCGTTTGCAAACAACGGCGGCGGTACATCCATCAATGGGATCTGGATGGTCATGCAGGCCACTAAGTACCTCGGACCCCAGGGTATCAACTGGAAGGTCGAAATACTGGAAGAACGCTACGAGAAAGGCGCTCCAATCTTCCGGGCAGCTCAGGATACCAAAGGCAACCCAATACAAGAAATTATCCCAGATGGCAATGGAGGTTATATCACCGAAATTAACCACGTCACAAAAGTTCGCCTCTGGTACACCTTCAACGGCCAGGAGGGTGAAATATTCGCGTATGGCTGCACACCTTACATAACCAAAACGAAAAACGGCCTGATGAGCGACGGTGAGGCGCCGAAGAAATCACTTACTGATGCGACCAAAAAAGCCCTCTCACAACTCGGCTTCTCAGCAGACGTTTATCTGGGCCTGTTCGATGATGCTCAGTACCGCAAAGATAACGCCGCGGAATTTGCCCTCACCAATGCAGGTGAAAAAGCAGAGGACGTAACCCGCCTGCGCAACGAACTGGACGAGAAACTCACCCGTGTTGCCAGCACTATCGAAAAATCGGTCAGCACCAACGAAGCGAAAAAGGTGTTCGACACTATGGCGCGTGAAGTTGAAGTTCACCGCAAAGCCGCAGAAGCCAAAGGCGATAATGAGCACGCGAAATACCTCTCAAGCCGCCTGCGTCGCCTCTCTCAAATCAAAGATCAACGCATTGAAGCATTAACCAAATCGGAGCAATCAGCATGAGCCAGAACACTACCGCAATCGCCATCGCCGCCAACATGACAAAACTGATGGCTCTCGTTGAATCCGGGGAGTTTTCCCCGGAGGACATAGCCGACACCATCGAAGGTGAAGAGCTGGCGCTGGGCGACAAATTCGACGGGATCATGGCGCTGGTTCGTAATCTGGAAGGTCAGGCGAATACCCTGAGCGAAGAAATTAAGCGCCTCAACGAGCGTAAGAAATCTTTCGAAAATCAGGCTAAAAACTTTAAGACCTACATCCTGTATTGCCTACAGGCTGCCGCGCTCAAAACATTCAAAACTGAACGTAATACGCTGACTGTTCGTAAAGGTGTGGTTTGTGTGGTGATCGATAACGAAATTTTACTCCCCGATGAGCTGGTGAGTGTCACAACAGTAATAGCGCCGGACAAGAAAAAAATCAAAGAAGCCATCGAAGCCGGTGAAGACATCAAAGGCGCTCACCTCGAAGTCGGCTCTGAATCTTTGCAGGTTCGTTAATCCAGATGCGGCCAGTATTGGCCGCCCTGCTCTGAGGTTTCTATGAGCGAAGAATACGAAAGCCTGAGGTTCGGGAAAAAGACCGAACCCGATGATTTCAAAGATCACACGCAAGAAATCATCTGGCAAATGCGAACAGGTTACAGGCGGCACTACGGGATTGTTGAATTGCCGCCAGTACCCAAAAGACCTAAATCACCCAAATGGTACGCGGAAATTCTAGAAAAGGCATTGAGCCAGGTGAACGCATGAGAAGAGAAATTAAGCAGGAAAAGTCCGCTCCAACGGGGCGGGAGCTGGTCGAAGCGTATATCCGCACCCACGAAGGTTGCACGCACACGGAAAGAATCCGAGGTGGTTGCGTACCTGCAAGTTGCGGGGATTAGCGCTGAAGTGTTCCGCGCTGCCGGCGGCGCAATTGCAGTAGACCCTAAGTGATTTTCAAGAATCAGTTTTGAAACCCGGTCAGCGCTAAATTGCTGACCGGCTGTATGAGGTACGAGTATGGCCAGAATGGTGAGTCTGGAAGAGTGGGCAGAGGATGAATTTGGAAGTTTAGCCCCCAGCCTTCGCACATTAAAAAAATATGCCAAAGGCCACATGATGGCACCACCAGCCAGAAAAGTTGGCAGAGAGTGGATGATTGATCGTGAAGCCCGGTTTATCGGCATTTTAGCTGAACCAAAAATCGCTCCGACCGCAAACCCGAAGCTGAGAAGGATTATTGAAGATGGCTGCCAGACCGCGAACCCATAAAATTACCATCCCTAATCTTTACTCAAAGCTGGATAAGCGCACAGGGCGCGTGTACTGGCAGTACAAACACCCTGTGACGGGAAAGTTTCACAGTCTCGGAACCGATGCCGAGGAAGCTATACAGGTTGCCAACGAAGCCAATAGCATCATCGCAGAACAGCGCACCCGGCAGATCCTGAGCGTGAATGAGAAAATCGCTCGGATGCGGGAATCCCGAGAATTTATCACCGTCACAACCTGGCTGGATCGCTACCTTGCGATTCAGCAGGAGCGACTTAATACCGGAGATATAAAGCTGAACTCAGTGAAGCAGAAAAATAAGCCTGTCGAACTGCTGCGCCAGCACGCCGGGATGATGTATTTGAAGGAAGTCACCACACTGGAAATTGCGGAAGTCGTGGATGCGGTAAAGGCACAGGGCTATAACCGCATGGCTCAGGTCGTCCGGACGACGTTGATCGACGTGTTCAAGGAAGCCCAGCACGCCGGGCACGTTCCCCCCGGCTACAACCCGGCACAGGCAACCCGCCAGCCGCGTAACCGGGTAATACGTGAACGCCTTTCCCTTGAGGAATGGAAAGAAATTTACGCCGCGGCTGAACACCACCCGCCCTACCTTCAGTGTGCAATGCTACTGGCCGTTGTCACCGGGCAGCGCATCGGGGATATTTCCCGGATGAAGTTCTCCGACATCTGGGATGACATGCTCCACGTCGAGCATGAAAAGACTGGTGCCAAAGTGGCGTTGCCCTTATCTCTCCGCTGCGAGGCGCTGAATATTTCATTGCGCGAAGTGGTAGCAAAATGCCGTGATGCTGTTGTCAGTAAATACCTGGTGCATTTCCGGCACAGCACATCACAAGCAACGAGGGGAGACAAAGTTTCAGCCAGTTCGATAACCACCACATTCAAAAAAGCAAGAAACCGATCTGGGCTTTCATGGCCTGACGGTAAGGCACCAACATTTCACGAACAACGTTCTCTGTCTGAAAGGCTGTATGAAACTCAGGGGATCGATACGCAAAAATTGCTGGGCCACAAATCACCGCAACAGACGGCAAAATACCATGATGACCGGGGAAAAGACTGGATTTCAGTTACAATAAAAGCCACATAAGATCGCGCAAATGTGGCTTCGGATTAGCAACAAAACCGATTAATCAGCTTTCTTTTCCGCGCAACCACATTGTGGAATAGGGAAAGCCTTACCTTTTTTTGGGTACCGTACTTTCCCATCAACCACGATGGAACGACGAAAGATGATTTCACAGGAATTACCGCATTTTGGGCAGTTTCCAAGAGCCATGAAAAGTCTCCGTATGGCACAACCTGTAAATCCATACAGATTGACCTTTGCCAAGAGAACCGCTACCCTTGAATTGTCAAATAAAAGATGGCGCGGTTGGATTATCTCCGTTGCTATAGAGGAATGCGTCAACATTTCTCCCCCCAGAAGCCCTGCGTCAACAGGGCTTTTTTACATATAAAAATCAAAAGACAGTTGCCTGGTTTCAAACCCAATTTCGCTCAAAACCATATCGGCAAAAGCATCAGCTTGCCACTCTGCATCTTCATTCTGAAGAGGGGTTTTTATCGAGCTATGCAAAACAGCTCTATGGGCAAGCATCAGATGCCCCAGCTCGTGGAAAATGATAAATAAAGCATCCCTCTCTCCTTTACAGGCATTCAAATAAACACGATTTGGTATGCTAATAGTCATAGAGGCTGGATCAAAATGTCCAATCGTAAAACCACAGGTAAGACGTTTCCATTCACTATCAGAAATCGGGTCTAGCGTAATGCCGTATTCCACAAGACTTTCCAGCACTTTATCAAAACGCCTTTGTGAAGGTCGCTTGCGGGGTTTTAACTTAAATACATGGCAAAAACCAGCCGCAACACGGCCGATTTCTGTAGTTGTCCGGGGGACAACTCGGTTTCCACGCATTTTATAACTTTGCTCCATTATTTTTTGTCCCCAGAGTTATTAACTTGTCTTAAAAGTTGAGCAATTTTCTTAAGTTGTTCCGCTGTAAGTGGGGACTTCGCAAATCCAGCCACCAGCATTTTTTGTTGTAGAGACAATCCATCAAGCTCCACAAATTCATTGGAAACATCCGCCAATTCACTCAAATCAGAAATTGGAAAACCTTTAGCAATGAAAAAATTACTTATTGCGTTTACCCATTTTTTGGGAATCTTTTTTCTGCCTGTTTCAAGGGCACTTAAAAAGGCCGGGGTTGTTCCCAGCACTTCAGACATTGAAAGCAATGTCTGGTTGGTGTTCAGCCTTGCTATTCTGACGGCCTTACCGAATTCAGTGAGAGCCATAAGTGTTACCTCGTGAATGCTTTAGAGTGGTGTGTCATTAAAAGAAATCCGATTTTCGAATCATAACCACATAGGTTTTCAAATTCAACCTTTTTGGTTAATTTTTTGCAGTTGAAAACTGGGTGATATTTAATCGGTTTTGGGGAAGGGTTTTGGGGAAGTTTTGGGGAAAGGATGAGAGAAGATAAAAGCCAACATAAATATAACAATCATGTTGGCTTTTTGTTGCGTGAAACGTGTTACATGCTCTTGATAATCGCGTCGCCAAACTCTGAACATTTCAGCAACTTAGCGCCTTCTAACTGACGCTCAAAGTCATAGGTTACGGTTTTGGCGTTAATCGCCCCTTCCATACCTTTAACAATCAGGTCAGCAGCTTCGAACCATTCCATATGACGCAGCATCATTTCCGCCGACAGGATGATGGAACCTGGGTTCACTTTATCCTGGCCTGCGTATTTTGGTGCAGTGCCGTGGGTGGCTTCGAACAGGGCACATTCGT